TGGTCAAACTACTCAGGCTATCACGGACAGTATATCTTTAAACGCTTTGCACAATGCTGTGTCTGCAGACGTATATGGTTTGCAAAACAGGAATGGCTACTACCTAACAAAAGACAATGCTTTGGTAGCAAGAAATTCTGGATTGCCGATGGTTTATGGTGCAGAGTCAACTACATATATCTATCCAAATGGAAACAAGCCATCTTTAATTATTCCTGGATTTGGATTTCTAAATAAGGTTGGAGAATATCAAACATTCACTTTCGAGACATGGCTAAGAATAAACCCTAAGAATGTTGTGCCCAGAAGAATTATAGGGCCTATTGAATCAGAAGATGGAGTCTATGTAGATCAATCATTTATTGTTTTAAAAATCGGTAATGTCGTGGCCTCTCACTCAATTGGTGAGTGGTATAGACCAATGCTTCTTGACCTTAGATATTCTAAAAACGAGGCCTCGCTACTTATAAATGGAGAGCAGATTATTTCGCTACCTCTAAGCAATGCAATAGTATCTTTTCCAGAAAAGTATAATAATGATAGTGAGGATCAGGACTGGATTGGGTTCTATTCTTATGACGACATTACTAGTTTTGAAATAGACTGTCCAGCGATTTACTCATATCAAGTGCCAAAAGTTCTTGCAAAAAGAAGGTGGGTATTTGGACAGGGCGTTGAATACCCAGAAAATATTAATGCAGCCTACGCAGGAACTTCTGTTTATGTAGACTATCCATTTTCAAACTATTCAAACAACTACAACTATCCAGACTTAGGTAGGTGGAGCCAGGGGATTGTAGAAAACTTATCTACAAACGCTAACATCTTGTCTATGCCAGACTATGAACTACCAACGCTAGTATTTGAAAATGGAACATCCTACGACTCCTGGATTTCAGAAAACAATGACCTACAAACAGACGAACCATATTTTATTAGGATTCAGCCAGACGCAGAGGAAAGTTCAGAAGGGTACATGTACTTTGAAAAACTTAATGTTCTGACCCAACCAGTAAAAGCATTCTTTGGAGTATTTCAAGAGTACACAACTGCAACAGATCAAACACTGTTTTATATCGAAGACGAACTAACGAATAATTACTTTGAGATTAAGATAGATGGTTTAGAAATAGATTACAATTTGAAGTATGGAAACTCACTACAAACATTAGCAACAATACCAAGACCGTCAGTTGGAGAGCAGTTTGTTGTGGGCATTGACATAGACAGTTTCTCATCTACCTTTGGTGGAAACGCTTCGTCTTTCTTTAATAGAATAAACTCTCTTAGCCTTTATGTCGGTGGTCGAAAGACATTTGAAAATACCACAAAAGCAAACATACTAAAAGTTGGTTTCCTAAATCAAAGAAATCTTGCAAAGGTCAAAACTGCATTTTTGGATAATGGGGTTACCTATCCAACATTTATAGACGGAGGAACACCAGCAGCAACTGGAACTACAACAGTAAATGGTGGCACACCAACAACAACAACATGGCAGAACTTCTACGATGGCGGAGGTGTTTACGAAGAACTATTCTATCACATAGCAAGTTACACCCTAATACCAAAGATGTACCTAGACGAGTTTTCCCTAGACATTGCCATTGACGCATACTGGGAAGACTATGTTCCGCTAAAGTATTTTGCTAGGTATGTAGACGACTCTTCAAACAACAAGGTCTACGCACTTGACTTTGTTCAGTTTAACATGCTATATCCCAAACTAGAACTATTTACTCAGGGGATCTACGACACAACAAACTCTATCGTAAAGTCTTATATATCATTCCAGTACCTTGCAACTGGTGCAAATTATCCAGAGTCATTGTTTACTGAAAAGATTCCACTGTCAAGCACTAACGTTGTAGACCCAGGATCGTCCTGGCAATACAAGAAATATGAAGTTCTTAATGACACAGTTATATACCCACCGACAGGCGTAAACTTTGAAAACTTGGCAATCGTTGTTCACCTTGAAGTTGTCGTCAATGGAATGAACACATATCCACTATCAATTAAGACCTTACAGTTTGCATCGCAATCATTGAACCACACAAAGCCAACTGCTATTGGAACAAGGTTTGGAAAAGAAATCTATCAATACACAAAGAGTGGTCTATCTACTAACTACAAGGCAAAGAACCCATATATCATTTACAAGAATTCTTCCCCATACCTATTCCTTACAAAAAACAGCGGTATTCAGCCAACAGGCACATTTAACAACATGGTCAGTCGTGGAATAACAATACCAGTAAACACATCGCTGACTACAGACTTCACTATAATTGCTGCCCAGTTGTCAATAAGGTCTAACGCAGAGTCATTTAGTACAGAGCCAGTCCAAATATTTGAGATTCAGGGTAAGACCAAGTTTACGCAATTCTACATGGTTGCAACAGACAGTTCTGGCAAACGTGCAAAGATCTACGCCATTGACGCATCAACTGGTAGACAAGATCCAAATATATCGTTTTATCTAAATGGAAAATTTGTACAGAATCCAGTAATAGGCCTTAAAGACTGGTCTGTTCTAGGCATAGCCTGTGCAGAACCAATGTCCTTTAACTCATACGTTGGTGCAGTTAGACTAACAGGACCGCTTGTCTTTAATAATATATCTTATTACGAAAAAACAGATGTTCAACAGATTACTCTGCAGGTCGGTAGGCCATGGTCAGAAGTTCTTCAACCAGTAACGTCTCCAGTAGATTGGACCTATTGGGATGAATCAACATGGAGAGAAGTTTTAAATATTAGATCGGTCACTGAATTTGACGTAGATCCAGGAAGCATCTATAAGGCGTACACTGGAACAAACAAGGTTATAGCAGAAGATGACAAAGTTCTGTCGTTCCTCACGTATGAATATCTTGCATATAAAGATGTTTCTTGGCAAACTCAAACCATCAAACCTGTATAATATGGTATACTATTGGTTATGAATACTGAAAAATTTACCGTGCCTGGTCAGATTGGCCAAACAAAAGTTCAGGTTTTGGACAAACAATATGACTGGGGTATCTATATCTGGAAAAAGGCTAACGGCAAGCCATTTACAGATGGTCAAGGTAACGTATTAAACGTACCGTCTCATAGGGGTGACCAAATTCAGATTCAAAAGTTAGTAAACGAAGCAAAGGCTCTAGGTCAAGGAGACGGATCGTATGAGTTCTATCCAGGAATGGGTAGAGTATCTGACGAAGAATACTCGGAGCAGGTAGACAGAATGAAACAGGGACTTATCCCAAACCTTAACGATCTTGGTGCAGTTCAGGCAGCCAAGGACACTATCGCTATGTATGGAAGTGATGATTAATGTCAGAAGAATATGAGTACAGAACTCCATATATCCGTGATATCGGAATGCCAGAGTTTCAAGAAGAAGTCAATGTCTTTAAGTCACATGACCCATTTGCAAAGTCATGGGACGACCTTAAGGGCTTTGCTGGTATCGAAAAGAACTTTAAGCGTAGAACAGATCGAATCGAAAAACTTAACAACGACCCAGTTGTAGAATCAACCCTACAATACAATAACGTTGACGTAGTGTCTAGAGGGTATCAGGACAGTGCACTAGCAAACCAAACAGGCATTAATGGTGCACAGTCAAAAGAAATCAACCCTGGAAAAGTATATAGAAACGGCTACGGACTTTTTGACGTAATCACTCCACCATGGAACCTATACGAACTATCAAACTACTACGACACCTCGTTTGCCAACCACGCAGCCATTGACGCTAAGGTTGCAAACATTGTTGGCCTTGGATATGAGTTCCACCCAACAGACAGAACCCTGATGGCTCTAGAGGCATCTGACAACCCAACAGCAGTTGAAAAGGCACGTAAGCGTATCGAACGTGCCAAGGTAGAAGTTGGAGAATGGTTCGAATCACTAAACTCAGACGAATCTATGACATCTATTTTTATGAAGGTCTGGACAGACTATGAATCCACAGGAAACGGATACCTTGAAATTGGTAGAACCGTAAGTGGAGAGATTGGCTACGTAGGACACATTCCTGCCACAACCATGCGTGTACGCAGACTTCGTGACGGATATATCCAGATTATTGGAAACAAGGTTGTTTACTTCCGTAACTTTGGAGCAAAGAACGTTAACCCGATTACCAATGACCCAAGACCAAACGAAATCATTCACCTAAAGCAGTATTCACCACTAAACTCATTCTATGGCGT